AACCAAAATTAAGCGGTTTGTGGACGAACGCCCATAGCACGGCATTGTGCTTTGAAAGACTTGGAAGGAGTTCCAAGACGATAGATAGCAACCTTAGAGCCATCAGCACGTGACTTAATGTTGGTGTAGATAGCATAGCCTTCGTTACGCAATTCAGCAATACGTGCGGCAACGTTAGTGATGCCAAAGCGTGAGCGAGCCTGTGCTACGCTGAATGTATTGTAACCTTCCTTCTTGGTCAAGGTTTGCAACATTTTTTCCTTAGCGGATACTTTTTTCATAATAAACTCCATTTTAAAGTTAAGAACACTGCTCATACGAGCAAATCACAGTATACAATTATGTAGGATAAAAGTCAAGTGTTTTAGTGGCACACTTGAGAATTTACCGTCCTACTTGCGGCAAATATTTGGATTTGGTTTCTTCCCAAGTCATGTAAACCAGGTCGTCATAGAAAAGAGTTTCATATGAAACATTGTTCTTCTTTTGCAGTTGGCGAATACGACCTTTGGCATATTTGTTCTTCCAGAGTTCCGAAAGGGCTTCTTCGGAAGTGTCGAACGACTTAATGAGTTGGTCTTCCGTGATTTCTCCACGGAGAAACTCATTGGTATTATTGTAGAGTGGTGAGAAGTAGATACCACGTTGGTGCGCTGTACGTGTCAACTCTTTTGGAATACCAAGTTTCGGGTACAAGAAGTGTAGTGAACGATTCTTGTGGTCACGTTTGAAAGGAAGACCCTTATCATTCTTGGCTTCCCACCACTCAAAGTATTTCTCTGTGTGGTTTTCTTTCAGCCAATTCCAAAGCATGTTTAGCGTAGACTTACGGGGTTCGAAAGCAACCGAACCAGATGAGAAACCCATTTTATTCCAGTGTTCAAGGCCATCGTACTGAGAAAGACCACCAGACTTAGTATTTCCATATAGAGAAGTGGTTGTAACACCGGCAAGAACATCACCGTACTTTTCTTTCCACAAACGTTGAACTGTGTCAGAGAGGCAAAGCAATGCAAGAAGTTTACCGCCCATGTAATTGAAACCGAGAGGCTGAAGTGGAACAATAGATGAACCGATTGCAGTATGATTAATCATACCACCTTGAGTTTTCTTTTCACGTTCCCAACCAATAGCGGTATCACGTGGTGTCAAATCTAGGAAATCGGAAGAAATACAAACGACACCAAGGTACTTACCAGTCACATCATCTTTGACAATGAAGTTGAGATTGCGACCAATGTTTGAGTTGTTCTTCATCGTGGAGATAAAGGTACGTGTCGTGTTCCATAATATAGGAAGGTCTTTGGTGCGCTTTTTGTCGCTTTTTATGGTCGTACCGTCAATTCCTGTCGTGATTTTGTGTCCGGAGTCATCAGTGAATTCCATAACAGGACGCAAGTTCATAAAGTCATCAGGTGATTCTGGTATCCAGATGTTGCTCTTAGCAATGTCGATGTACTTACCCTGTTCTTCGTCAACAAGAACCTTCTCATCACCCCAAAAAGTGTTGTTTGTTTTTGTGGGAAACTTTTCTTGGATTTCACACCACTTCTGAAACAAAGTATATTCTTTAACGTCCATGTTGGACGCATAGGTCAAATCTTCTGTGAGAACTTTTTTCAGTTCTTCGGTATCAACATGTTCAAATGAACTTTTTGGATTCTTTTCGGACCATTCTTCCCACTGTTTCTGCACATGTGTGGGCCACTTTTCGTTCTCAATATCAGAATCGTTTGACATTAAATTTTTCTTTCACCTTGTTAATCATCATTTTTTGCATCTTGCGTCTTTGCTCGGCAAGTTTAGAACGCTTCTTCATTGCCATTTGCATAGCCAAGGGCTTCACATGCATAGTGTACACTATTCCGTTCATGTGGTCAAGTTCATGTTGGAAGCAACGTGCAGTTATTCCGGCAAACTTTGCTGTTTTGGTAGCACCGGTGAAATCTTGGTATTCAACTTCAATTACGGATGGACGTTCAATGTTTAGGAATAAATCCATATAAGAAAGGCACCCTTCTTCCATTCTGGTTGTTTCTTCTGAAACAGAAATGATTTTTGGATTAAAGAATGCAACGTATTCATCACCTGAACCCATAACAAACACACGATAGTTGTACCCACATTGGTTTGCGGAAAGACCCAAACCATTGTATTTCTTACAAGTTTCAACAAGTGAACTGGCAAATTCGGCCGGATTAACTGGTGGATTAGCAAAGTCAAACTCCGGTAGTTTGGATTTTAATTCGGGATGAGTTTCAGGTACGAGAGGAAAAATTTCAATCTTTTTGGAGATTGTAGGTAAATCTTTTTTCCAAGAATCGGTATCAATTACTAAAACATCTTTTTTTACATCATTCATTTCACCACCTGTGAGAAATTATTTGTCTTTTGAAATTTAATTACGGACCGAAACTTATCAAAAAGCTGGTCACCTTTATGTGAGATTACAAATACATTCGTGCTATTATCTAGGCTGTTGAGAAGTTTAAGGAATTCTTCTGTTCCTACTCCATCGAGAGAAGAATCGAACACTTCGTCTAGAACCAACAAATTGGTATTTACTGAGTTCTTCATCTTGGCAATTTGGCGCCACGTAAACAAAAGTGCAAGGTCGATACGCATCTTTTCCCCTTCTGAGAAAGATGCATATGAAAATTCATCACGGTGCCTGGACTTAATTGTTTCTTCGAATGATTCATTCAGGTTGAAGTTAACAAAGAAGTCCATCGAAGTTAGGTACTTGTTAATCAATTTGTTCATAACTGGCAAATATTGTTTAATTATTTTTGTTTTGATGCCAGTATCTCTAAGTAGTGTTGCGGCAAACTCATGGTACTGTTTGTCAACCGAAAGTTGTTCGGCTGAGATATGATAACCTTGTAATTCTTCATTCAATAGTTTTAATTTACCATCATCGTTTTCAGTAAAAACAGTACGTGTTCGGAGTTCTTCAATTTCTTTTAGCAGTTTGACATTGTAAGAATTGATGCTTGTTACCTGTGTGTTTAGCTTAACCACCTCAGAATTGTGTTCGTTGATATGTTTCTGTATCTTTTCTATTTCTTTCAAACGATTGCAAACATTATTGAGTTCTTCATCCAGTTTAGTTGTTGCAGTTTGTATTTCTGTAATCTTAGACTGTTTTTCCGTCACATGTTTATCTTTGGTTTCTGAAACAATCGCCTGCTGACAGGTTGGGCAGTTATCGTTATTCTCATAGAAAGAAATTTCTTTGTTTAACTTTTTGACGTTATCTTCAAACTTGGATTGTAAAGTTATAAGTTTTGTATTTCTTGTAGATACGGCAATTTTGTCTGATATTTTAGAAGTCAGTTGCTGTATGTGTTTTTGTATTAACAAAATGTTTTTTGAAACGTTATTTAAGTGTGTATCATTGTCCGTAATCTCTTGGGTTTTCTTATTGATTTCAACGAGATGGTTTTTCTTATTGTCTTCAATGTTCTGTTTTTGTAAAGAAATTTTGGCATCAACAAGTTTGATATTATAATCAACCGTTTTCTGTTCATCCTTAATTGTTGAAATCTTATTCTTTACGATTGCATTCATAGAGGAGAAAATCTGAATGTCGAGCAAGTCCTCAATAATTGCTCTACGGTCAGCAGGCGATAACTGCATGAATGGAACAAAAGAAGCGGAACCAAGTATCACTACTTGCGTAAACGATTTATAATTAAGTTTAAGAATGAACTTTTCGAGGTGTTCTTGGTAGTCTTTTGCCTTTGCATCTTGATTAACAAGTACAGCGTCACAATAAATTTCAAACGCATTTGGTTTAATACTCCGTACAACTTTGTATTGTTTCTTACCAATCTTAAACTCAATTTCAACCACACAATCGGAGTTGTTAATTGTGTTCATCAACTGTGGTTTGTTAATCTTACGGAAAGGTTTACCAAAAAGACCGAAGGTGAGGGCATCCAAAATGGTTGACTTGCCTGCACCGTTGTGTCCAACAATTAAGGTGTTTGTAGACCGTGTTAGGTCGATTTCTGTAAATGAGTTACCCGTAGAAAGAAAATTCTTCCAGCGAACTTTTTGAAAAATAATCATTATTTAAATTTTGGACCTACAGCCCACACTGTTATAGATTGTCTATTGCCCGAAATAATTGGTGCCACTTTATGTAGTAGAAATGAAGGGAACAACAAAACTGATCCTTTCTTAAGGTTTGTTTCCCAAGGAAATTGTTCAGAGAAGTGATTGATTTGGAAATTACCTCCCTCAAAATCAACTCCCGGCTCATTTAAAAGTAAAACAACTGTCAACTTACGGAGGTTTTCCATGAGATTGTGATCTACTCTTTTTCCACCAAGTGGTAAATCCATATGAAATTCGTGTTTATCACCAACATCATACTTTGCAAATTGCAAATAGTTAAATCCATACAAATCAAAATTGAAACTTTTGTCATTGTAATGTGCAATGATGTTATTAAACTTTTCCCACATCCAAACGGTTTGTTCATCCGGTTGAGTCATCAATACAACATTCGCTTTACGTTGTTCAGGTATATTTGATGTGTCTGAGTATTCACGACCTCGATGTGTGATATGATTAACTTCAAAATATTGTGAAATAAAATCACATTCACTATGTGTGAAAAATTGATTGTCAACAATGAATCGTGGAATAAAAAACATTTTTTCCACCAACTCAGTATTAACCATCATTGTTGGTGCGCTCATTCTGATTCCTCATTCAATGCTTCAACATACAAACCTCTCAAAAGATTTTTGATTCTATCTTTTTCCAAATCAGTTGTCAAGTTATCAACGTACTTATTTAAGATGGTTGTGGTATCTTCTGCTTGATTCACATCATCATTTTGAATATCTTCCTGTTCGGTAAAATCTTCTGCAATCGTAATGTCGATGGGTCCAACTTGATAAAGCCTATTAATTAACGTGTCAAATAGGTATGGATTGATTTTATTCACAACCACAACTTTGACGTAGCTAGTCTTTAATTGTGTTAAATCCATGGAGGTGATGGTTTTAATGTCATCCACTTTATCATCATAGATAAGTTTTTTGAACATCTTATTCGGATTTTGGATAAATTCCAATTTATGAGTCTTCAAATCAAACAAGTGAAAACCTCTTGGATCATCGTAGTCCTGCCAGGTCAACTCATATGGATTACCAAGATAATGTATGTTTCCACGGCTAGATTTGTGGTGATAGTGACCAGAGAATACCATATCGAACTTATCAAACATCTTTGGTTCTAGACCCTCATGTGAAGGCGCACCACGATACATTTGAAAGCCCTCAATCTCAAAGTGACCCATACAGACCGTTGCTTCTGTAAGTTTCAATGTGGACATAGAATGCTCATAGTTTTCGGCACAAATCCACGGCATCATGCAAATTGAGGTGTCATCAATTCGTATTGTAGCTGGATTCTTTATGATATTGATGTTATCGTATTCTTCCAAAACTAACTTCGGTGAGTTAACATCGTTTGTATTCTTGTAGTATGTGTCGTGGTTACCCACCAACATATGAACACGAATGCCACGGTCCTGAAGTTTATCAAAGAACATCTTCTTTGCACGTTGAAGCGAATAGAAGTTTACATACTTACGCCTGTCAAACGTGTCACCAAGAATAAGCAAAGTATTAATTCCGGCAGCATCAACAGCAGGAAAAAATGTTTCATCATAAAATTTTTCATAAAAATCCAAAAAGTGTAGTGAATCATTTCTTGCACCAAAGTGTTGGTCAGTTATTATTGCGACTCTCAATTCGTTTCCTCAATTCGGTACTACTATACGTATGTGGACGGGTATTATAATAATACTCTTTGTCCAGATGTTTACCAGTAAAGGCTTTAGTCCTATACTCCTCGCCAAGTATTCTAACATCATAGTTCACTGTTGTCAATAGGTTCAACAGGTCTTCTTCAGTAGAATACGGTATAATTTCATCAACATACTTGCAACCTTTGAGTTGTACATACCGTTCGTAAACTGTTTGTACCGGTTTATTTTTTTCTGGTCTGTCTATTGTTGGATCGGTTTGAAGACCAACAATCAGGTAATCACAGTGTTGCTTTGCTTCTTCGAGCATAAGAACATGGCCAGCATGAAACAAATCAAAACATGAACAAGTGAATCCGATTTTCATATCATTCCTCCAAAAACTTCTCTATACCCTTATTCTTTTTTATTTCCTTTTTCTTTTTCTTTGTTTCTTCAAAAGTTTCAATGAAGTCGGAAATGTTATCGTATAGTTCAAAAGGTTTGGCTGGAGTGTCATCGTAACCCATCAGTTCAGATTCATTGAAGATACCAAACTGTTCTGTGGCTTTGTACTTCACATACAATTGCTTTTTTTCTTTTTGTATTCTACGAAGGAATGCATAGTAGATAATTTGTGTGAAGTATGCAAATGGATTGCTTGATTTGGAAACGTCAAAGTTTTCAAAGTACATGAGGCAGTTTTCAATGCCATCACCGACCATCTCATCTCTATATGTATAGTTAATAAAGTTTGGTTTGTGTGACAGTCCTTCAGCAATCTTCATAAAGCATTCACCAATGTAATTGGGAATTTTCGGTTTCGGTGCTCCAGTCTTTTTTGCCTCAGCTACAGCCGCTTGGTATTCCAAAAGTGCTTGGCAAAAATCTGCGTTGTTGATGTAATGCCTTTTTGGTTTTGCAACCGGCATTGGTATTGTTTCTTGTTCCATGATATATTTACCTTTAAATTGCTTGACTTCCACTTGACAAAGGTCTACACTCCAGTATGTAGCCTCTGCATGTTAATTAATGTACTACGGATATATCTGGACCAACCAGTTCTAACATCGTAGTCATCAAATCTTGACTCATTCCTTCTTCGTCCGAATCGGACACTTCTCTCCCCGCAGACTTGGCTCTGTGAATAGTATCCACAGCATCTTCAAAATATTCTGAGAATTCAGATGTGGGTTCCAAAATAGTAACAATCTCATTCTCTGTAATGAATGCTTCATTGTGTTGTATAAGTGGTGCAGGCAACCAATGATCCATCATAATGATCTGTTTACCAGATTTCATATCACTCTTAAGGAGAACTACCATAGGTTCTCTGACAATGAAATTCAATTTATCCACTTGTTCGAGATATGCTATAATATCTTCACCCGATTTAAGACGTAGTATTTTTATTGCTTCCATTTTTTAATCCTATCTTATAGAGTTTGTAGATAAATTTCTCCTCATTATATATCTTAGTTCGTTCTACAAAATGTTTGAGTGTGAAATTCATATAACCCTTATAACGTAGGTCATCCGCTATATCGTAAAGAATTGCTTCAACCTTGTTGTCACCGATTCGTAAACCCCGTCCAATAGATTGGAGATTTCGAACTCTCGATTTGGATGGAGATGCGAATATAATATTATGGAGATTCCTAATATTAATTCCAGTGCTAAAGGTACCATAACTAGCCACAATAATAGCGTCATTTTCTTCCTCGGTGATACGCCTAACTTCTTCTCTTGTTTCTGTGTCGGTTTTACCGTAAACAAAGAAGACCTTCCTATTGCCGATATTCTCGGTTTTAGTTATCATATCATACAATATTTTACCATGTTTGTCAACATATTGGTAAAGAATTAGAGTATTTCCATTCAAAGATACCGCAAGATTTTTAATGAATTTGTTTCTATTCTCATTTAGAATTAAATATTCTATTTCTTCCTGATAAGTTTTACCTTTCATCAACTTACAAATTTCATCATCATGTTTCAACACCAAACATTTGATTGAAAAATCCGCAATCTGTTTGTTGTCCATTAGTTCTTTGGTTGTTGTTACCTTTTCAACAGGTCCAAAAAGACCTTCAAGTACGAGTTTGTGTGTCTTAGTTCCGTCAAGTGTACCAGTAAGACCAATACGATATTTTGCATTGATACAGTTGGACATTATGGAAACAAGAGACTGTGCTTTGAATAGGTGTGCTTCGTCACCAATGATAAAATCAAACTGGTGAAAGTATTCTTCAGGTTGTGTATACAAAGATTGCCATGTAGATATTGTGAGAGGCAAGTCCGTGTTCTTGTCTTTACCTTGGTAGATTCTGTGTATGTTTTCTGAAACATCGAAACCATTTGCTGTTGAATAATCCGCAAAATCGGAATACAACTGTTCAACAAGTGAGGTGGTCGGAACAATAATAAGTCCCTTTTTACATTTGTATGTTAGCAGTTGACGTATTGCAAGGTATATTATTAGGGATTTGCCCGATGATGTTGGTGAGAGTAGAAGACACCGTTTGTTTCGCATAGCATGTACGTATGCATTTTTTTGGTAATCTCTAACTTCTATATCATTATTTCTTGACTGTAACTTCAAGTCTGTGATAAACTTGTCAGCATGATACACAGAATAATCATCAGTCAAATCGGGTCTTGGATCACCATACTCCAATGTATACTCACGTTCTTCACAGAAGTTTTCTATGTAAGGAAGAAGACCGTGATAAACCTGAAACGTTCTAAGGTCAAAGAGCCTTATTTTTCCATCCCAAATTTTATTACGAAACGCTGGAGTAAATTGATGACCAGGTACGTAGAAGGTAAAAAACTCCGACAATTCTTGTGCTGTCGAACGTTCACAATTTACCTTAACATACGCCTCATTTCTTTTCGTTACGATTAGTTTAGTTTCCACCGATGAATCTTTCCCATGCAATATAATCTTTTAGCTGGAAAGTTCTGCTTCTAAGTTCTTGTAGAATAGATTCACACACGGCAATTGCTTCATCGTGATACATTTTCTTTTCTAACAAACGAATAAGTTCTGCGTCAGATTCAATGTACTTCTCAATTCCCTGTTTCGTCTTTACATTTAACAGAAAAGGTTCCCAACCATATTCTTCTAGTTCTTCCTGTGAAAGAGAACCGTTATAGTATTCTTCTTTGACTTTACGCATACGTGAATAATCAAAGTTTACACGCTTCATAGCAAGTCTGTGGTTCACAAGAATCTTTAGATACTTATTATGTAGTGTGGGTATTTTTAATAGTTCTTTTCCTGGTTCCGTAGAATCAATCACAGAATCTTTTTCCCACTCTTTTAAAATTTCTTCAAGTTTGCTCATCATAATCTCCATTGCAAAATTACATTATATCACGATATTTTTTCCAAGTCAAACCAATCGTACCTAAAAGTTGCTGTTGCATACATGTGGTCTTCTGCCGACAAAGTGGTATCGAATTCTAAATCACTAAGAGAAAGTGGAAAAATATCATTCAGTTTGATTCTAAATTTTGGATTGTTTAGATTAGACATTACGGTAAATATAGCCTGCTTAGTACTTTCTTTTCTTCTTGCATAGCTATTATCAACGGAAGATAAATCACTCATCCATTTGTAGATGTTTGTCCATGCAGACAGGTCTTCGTTTACCATAAAAGTGATATCAAACGTATTGTATTCTAGCTTTGTACCAGAGTGAAACAAATCTATGTTTGGTGTTTGTTGTACAGCCATACCCAAAGAAACACCAGGTATGTTGGCTTTTTGGCAAAAATACATGGTCTGTGATATTTCTGGAAATGTCACCACATATTTTGTGGGTTGTAATAAATTTGTTGTACTTGGTGTAGTTATGATAGCTCCACTCATATTATCTCCTTAATGATCTTAGTATTTAGGAACCAAAAAAAGAGGAGCATTTCTGCTCCTCTTTGAAACGCCAATCTGCGTTGGCTTTTTTCCGTAACCGTAATTACATTAAGTTTGCAACACGGAAAATACGGTAGTACGTATTACGCTTAGAGTACAACTGACCTAAATCAGCGTCTGTACCGGCAGCAAACGGATTTGCAACCATGCCGTAACGAGTCTTGAAACCAATCTTTGGTTGGAATGTGTACTGGTCAACTGCACGAACCATTTGTAGCGGAACGTATGGGCAGTAGAATAGACCAGCGTCATAAGGAGAAGAACCCTTATAACCGATTGTTACCAATTCTTGGTTAGATGTGTAACCGCCGAAGTATGGGTCGATATAAACCTTGATACGGCCGTGTAGCAAACCAGCGAATGTGTTACCAGTGTCATCAACTTGCAAGTCTGTAGACAATGCAGGAGTGTACTGTAGAACACCAGCCATAGCCATAGCGGAAGCAACGTCAGATGATACGATCATCACGTTGCCCTTACCTCTACGAGTTTCTTTGGCAATAACGTTAGCGTCACGTTCAACTTGGAAAATCAAACCTTTGAAACGTTCAACAGACCAACGACCGTTAGAGTCTGTGTCAAGGTCGAAAGTACCAGCAGTTGTTGTACCAAACTGAGCACCGTTTTTAGCAACAGTGTAGATTGTACGGATAACTTCACGGTTGATTTCAGCTAGAATTTCTGTGGACAGAATGTTAGACAATTCTGTTTCAGCGTCAAGACCGTGGATAGCCTTCAAGTCTTGAGCAAGTTCTAGTGAGTATTCAGCCTTCAATGCACGGCTTTGAGCGGTAACAGTAACCTTCTCGATAGAGAAAGCCATTTGACCGAACTGTGTGTTCGCTTCTGAACCCAAGTATTCAGCAGTAGCCGTAGGCATGCCGATACCAGTTGTGAATGTGTTAGCTGTAGTGAAACCGTTACCAACTGGGTTAGTTAGTGTATCACCAGTAGTGTTGTTTGCGAAACCGAAACGGTTAGTGTCGGAGCCAATACCAGAGAACTTGGTGTTGGCTTCGTTGAAGAAGGCTTCTACACCAGACGCTTTGTTATTTTCGCCGTACTTGGCACGCATTGCAAAGATCAAGCCTGTTGGGCCTGTCATTGGCTGAACGCCAGCAACATCATAAGCGATCAAGTTAGGTAGCGCACGGCGTACCAAAGAGATCAAGATTGGATCAAAGTTTTGAATACCAGAACCAGTAGCCATTGATGGGCCGGTGGAAGTAGTTTCGTTAATCATGCCCATTTGAGCACGATCAGACGCCATAGCTTGAGATTGGTTCTCAAGAACCATAGCTGTAACAGCTTTCTTGTATGGATCCTTAATAGCTTCTAGTTCTGGGTGATCCAGAACAGGTTGCCATTTTTGTTTTAGTTCTTCAGATAGTAACATTTAAGTAACTCCTATTTTAAAATTAAATGTGGTATATTTATTTGGCCACAGATTTTGAGATTGAATTAACAACGGCGTTGATTAAAGGATCAGCAGATGCGTTTGATGGCTTATCTTCTGGTACTTCTACGCCTTCTTCTAGGGCAGATTTTTCACCAGCCTTAACAGTAGAAGGAGCATATGCTTCTTTCAATGTGCTAAGTTTTTCTGTGAAATCTTCCTCAGTCGTGAACTCAACACTCTCTGCGAGTGACTTAAGTTTTTCTACCTGAGTCTGCGTTAGGCCTTCGCAAACTGCTTGCACAGCCTGTACTTTCTTATGTTCATTGATTTCTTTTTTGAATTCAATAGAACGAGAAATTTCTTCGTTCAATTTGGCTTCTAGTTCTTCAACTTTGTCGGCCATTTCTTGAACAACATCCACTTTTTCTTCTGGAATGTCAATGTAGTGTTCAGCGAATAGATTCTTTAGACCACCAATGAAGTCTTCTACGATTTCAGCACGTAGACCAGATTCGATTGCTAGTTCATTTTCTTTCATCCATTCTTCTACCATGTAATTTAGGTAGTCATCGATTTTAGCGGCAAAGTCTTCTTTGAGTTCTTCGACTGCTTGTTCGAATTGTTCGTGAAGTTGTGACTCTACTTCTTCCGCAATTTCTTCTACACGTGACATAACGGCAGCTTCAAAAATTGTGGTAGCTTTAGAAACAAATTCTTCTGATAGGTCTTCACCTTGAAGCAATGCATCAATGTCTTCTTTTAGACCTTTTTTAGCCATCATTTTTTTCATCATGGCTTTGTCTTTCTTTTCATCTTCGTGGCCTTCTTTGTCTTCTGCTTCAGAAACGACTTCGCCGTCTTCTTCTACTTCTTCATTCTTTTGGCCACCATAAGATTGGAATGTAGCGTCTTTGTTTTTGTCCATCATTTGTTTACCAGGCTTGCCTTCAGGTGCTTCAACAGAACCTTGTTCAGCAGGTTGGCCTGACAACTTCTTAGCTGGTTCAGAACCTACTGGAGGTGTAGCACCTGGAGGTGTGGCTGTTGCAACACCTTTAGTAGCATCTGGACCAGAGTCAGTTGTTTTGGTAACTTCTGTACCAATTTCACCAACGTCTTTTTGGCCTGCAACTACAGATGTAGGCAGTTTAGAAGGACCTTCTGTCCCTTTTTTTGCTGAAGAAATGCTTTTGTTTAGAATGTCAGCGGCAGCTTCAGATAGATTGAACTTTTTAACCATTTAAAACTCTCCTTGGTTTTGTATGTGGATATTTATAATATTACAATTTTTTAAGAAAGGATTCGAAAATTTGTAAACTTACTTGTTCGATTTCTTTACGTGAAGCCTTACGAACTTGTTGTATTGCTTCTTGAAGATGAACTTCGGTCCACTTACCATCTACTAACATCCATTCTTTGCCCTCCATAATTCCCTGTACAAATGCACCAGGTGCAGAAGGATCGGCTACAATATCTGCCGCTGTGGCAAGATAGAAATCGGGCTGCACAACGTTCACACCGTTGACCATTTTTAGAGAACCCATACCACGGGAAGACACACCTAATTGTGCGCCACCTTCGATAAGGCTTCTTGCAATGTTACCCATAGGTGTATCAAGTATCTTTGCTTTACCAACCCACTGGTTACCATCTTCACGGAGACCAGTAATCATGTGAGACACACGATCTAAATTGATTGTTGGAGAATCAGGATGACCTAATTCACCAAAAGCACGATTCTTATTGATATAATCTTCGGTGTATCTGTGAACTTCTTTACGTAGTGTATTGAATTCGTAGATACGACCGTTTTTGTTTTTCTTTTCGGCAACAAGGAATGGTCCTTCAATATGAAGAACTTTTTTACCATCAGCTTCTTCCGTAAGATAGCTGACTGTTTCGGTAATTTCTTTAATAAGTTTCATCTTACACCCATTGCCTTTCGTTTTCTTAACGATATTTTTCTTTTTCGTAAGATTTGATTTTTCTTACTTCTAAGTTTAATTTTTGCCCTACGTGCCCCCATCTTACGATGACGCCGTTCCTGTGCAGACATTCTTACGACTTTGCCTCCACGTATTGTATATCCCGGTACAGTTGAAAATTTCTTTGCCCTCTGTACTTTGCCAGCACGTATACGTACACGTACTAACTTTGTTCTGCCCATTTTTAAGATGTTTGCTTCATCCAAGCCTAATTTCTCGGCTTCTTCTACAACTATTCGTTGTTTAATTATTTCTAATTTTTGTTCGAATAGTTCTTTAATTCTTTCGTCTATTAACTTTCTGGCTTCATTTAAGTTACCAGAAAGAAAACTATCAACAAGTGACATTATGGTCTCAAACCGTAATTGCCGAAGTTGAATGCCGCAGGATCATTGAACTGACCACGCTGATAATGTGCATTGTCTTTACGTAGTTCCAAAATAATTGTATAACTATCTCCGTTACCCATGCCTCTTGTTATGATACCAATGTTACCATTTGAGCCTGCCGCACCTGCTGTTGGATTTGGAATTGTAATCCAATTACCAGCACCATCATACTCACCATTGGCATTCAAATAGAATATAGTATTTGATGCTGTTGCAGACCAAAACAATTCTACGTCTGTATTAGCATTACCTGGTGTATCATACCACATTCTATTTACAGCTAACCCGTAATATGGAAGTGTTGTGTTTGCAGAACCGCCTTGTGAGTTAGCTACAAGGAAACCGTTTGTTGCTAAAGCACCAGATAGTGTGTTAGCTGTAATTCTTGATGTGTTAGATTCTTGACCGCTACCATCAAATCTAGCTGTCAGTTTAATCACAGCATGTTGTGTGTCATCTTTTAGTACGTTAATTCCATATACGTTTGGCATTTTTAATCCTTAGAAAACTTTGCGATAGTTTGAAAATGTTTTGCGGAGGCTTCCAACATATCCAACATCTTTGCTTTATTGGCCTCATTAATTTTTTTGTGTAACTCTATCATTTGTTTTGCCATTTGAGGAGTTACCTCTGATGTAGAACCGTCTATATGCTCTACAACAATGGATTTTTTACTTTCATTTACCTGTTTAACCTTATCAAAAACAGTTTCTTCATTAGCCGACCATTGCATATCTTCATATGGAACAGTAACATACTTGTTAATTTTATCCACGTAATAGAGTGCAACCCGTTGACCATTTGGAAATTGGCGCACAGATTTTCTACGCATAATTAAAACGGCAGGTGGATCCAATTCACGTGATAAGGAATTTTTACCTTCCATAACTGGAGTAGAAGTTGCCACTAAAGCGGAATTGTTTTTTAACTTAGAGAGAACCGGATCGTGTGCATTTATTTCATGGCCAGCCGCATGTAATCGTTGAACATCATTAAGTTTCTCCATAATTGGAGCAAGATATTCTGGATGATGTGCATGAAACATAATATGTGCCGCATAATCACCAAGGTCAACAGTACCACGTTTCTGAATATCTAAATGATGGTGCAATTCTGTCGGCGACAGTACACCATCTCCATTTTCATCTGGAGAACCGTCTTCTTTAATTTCTCTCTGAAGAAAATCTTTTAGACTTTTCATTCTTCCGTTTCAGTTTCAGGTTGATGTTGTGCAATTAAATTTTGTGCAATAACTTGTTTTCTTTGCTCAATAGCGGCAAAGATTTTATCATTGATTTCATTGTATAGTGCATCACGCATCTGTGTTGCGTTATCTGTAAATGCATTGTCAACTACTGCTCTAAGATTATCATTCATATTATTCTCCATTAAACATCAAATATTTATAACACTCTCTGAAGCATACGCATCGCAGGTGTATACTCATTATTTAAGCTAAGGTCTCCCCTAGGTGTCTGTGCGTTATCTTGTGGTGATGGATTTGGAGCAGGTACTGGTGCACCACCTCCGCCGCCACCTGCACCGCCGGCGCCATCTGGATTCATCAACTCTTGTTGGCCTTGCTGTGCAATTTGCATTGGATCCATAATTAGACCGGCTGCTTTTTCTTTATCAATTTGTTTCTGCATCTCTTTAATATCATCGTCAGATAGACGTAGAACATTACGTTGAATCCATTCCATAGAATAGTATCGACCAACATATGGATCAACTGAACCAAGAAGTGATAGACGTTCACGCACCAATTCTGCTTCTTTAAGTTCGGCAAAATTATTGTCTTTTATGAAATCATAATAAATATTTTCTTTGAACTCATCGAATTCTTCTGCCGTACAAATACCTTTAAGTACACACTGAACTCTTAGTGCTTGGTCGAAAATTTCGGAAAACTTTTGACGTTGACGATCTACAAATTTTGAAAATTTAACTTCGTCACGTGATATTTCACCAACACGACCTAGTGAGAATCCAGATTGGTTTGGATCTAAACGTGAAACTGGAACGTTCAATGATTTGTATAGCTTCTTTTCGAAATACTTTACGTCTTCCAATTCACCAAGGTTTTGACCACCTGGTAATGTTGTGATTTCGGTACCTTTACCGCCTTCACGGCGAGGTAGCCAGAAATCTTCCATCATAGAAAGATGTTTACGGTCATCACGTACTTCACCGGTCTGTGCATCATACACTAACTTGTTTTTGTACTTGACCATGATATCACGGAGATATTGTTCTGCTTTTAATTTAGGTAAATTACCTACGTCAATGTAGAAAATTCTACGTTCAGGCGCACGTGAGATACGGTAGATAACCGTTGCATCTTCAATCATGCGGAGTTGGTTAAGTGGTTTAATTGCCTTGTGCAAGTATGATAGAACAACTGCACGGCGAGAATCCATTAAACCAGAATTAACGTTAATGATTGCGTCTTTAGCAATACGAACACCAACTGGACCGTAACTGGAAGAAGAACCTGATGTTACTTTATCGTTATAGATGTAGTATTCGTTGACCGTTTGTACTACGTCAACTGATGTTCCCGTGTCTTTATCTTTTTTAATTTCACGCACTTTGCGAATCTTACGTGGATCAATATAACGCAGTGCTTTGATACCTTGTGTTGGGTTTTCTTCGTCTAAAATAACATGATAAAATATTCGTCCATCAACATAGAATCTACGGAAAGTATCTGTAGCCATGTTTTGGTAATTTAACAATCGTAGAACAATACTGAATTCTTCTTCAATTGCTTTTTTAATTTTTTCAGGTTGTTTCAAATCATCCATAATAATACGAATTGATTTTCCATCATCGTTTTGAACGATTGCTTCGTTGATAATATCATCGATAGCCGATTCAATTTCTGGTTGCATTGCCATTTCACGATAGCGGGAAATCAACTCAACTTCATTTTTCGCAGTACCATCTAAGTCAACATATGTGCCATAATAAGCGGCAGAAGAAATCGTTAAAGCACCGTCTTCATTAGAAGGCGGCGCAAAGGTTTTCTCCGACTGTTGCTCAACATCAGTCTTTTGCCTGGAGATTTGAAAACCGAAAAGATTTAGTGCCATATTAGTTTAGTTCCAATTCAAATAAACATGAGGGGGGAAATTAATCCCCCCATATATAATTAAGATGTAGTGTCTGATTCCCACCACTGATATGCTAGGGTTGCTGAAAATTCTTCGATAGTATCGTTAGAACCCCAATCCAAATCAATAGGCGATAAATCAACAGGGAAAGCACCAACAAATTTGTAAGTCTTCAAAATATTACCAGACTTATCATATTGGTCTACTTTAGCATCAACAGAATATCCAGAAGGTGAGCCTGCTGCCGCATTACGTAAATTTCCACCATGTGAATTAATACCATTCATCCACGATTCGAAAGCCTTACGGACTTTGAAGTTTTCATCATTGATAATTGTGATTGTCCAGTCAGCAAAGTTTCGGTTTCCAACAAACTTTAACTCACGACCAAAGTAATAAAGTGGAACAGTACCAACAGTTGAACCTGGCAATTGTGCAGTCTTGCAAAGGAATGTTAGTGCTTGTCCAGAATTTACTGGGTCGTTAGCAAAAGTTGGGAAAGTCATTGTGACTTGGAACAGATTAGGACGAGCACCATCTCCGATGAGATTTGCACGAAACTCTGTTACGTTAAAAGCCATTGTTTTCTCCTATTTCTTATTATTTATTACACAGCACCAACGATTTCATTGAAACTTACACCAGTGCGTACAGCAACAAAGTTCAACTGAATGTAGTTGACAGAACGTGCTGGTTTGATGTAAATATCTCCAATAAATCTATTGGCATCGATAACCTCAGGAGTATTATTTGTTGTATCGCAAACAACACGATAGTCATAGATACCACGGCGACCTTTAACGTCACGTAGGAATGGTTCAACCAGAGCAATAAATTGAGCACGTGTAAATTCATCGTTCAATTCGAACAATGCATATTTGGATGCAGTTGCAATAGCTTTTTCTAGAACAATAAACAATCTGCGAACGTTAATACGGCTGAATGCCGAAGGTTGTGTTACCAAAGTCTTATCGCCATATAACATGGTTCCTTGACCAGGGAAAGATACAACTGGATTTACACCAACTGAATAAATGGTATCACGTTGTGCTTCTGTTGGATTCCATGCCAACTTAACAACGTTCTTAATTGCACCACGATTTACACCTGCTGGAGAGAACCAAGGGTCACGTGTTTGATCTGTACGTACACATAGACCAGCAATATCACCGTTCAATGGAATCCAACGATATACGTTGTTGTACTTGTCAAATTGATATTTCCAACCAGAATCTGCAACGGCATATGTAGATGCACGGGATAGTGTTGAAACCCAAGAAGTAATAGCAGTATCGGGCGTTGCACCACCAACAATACCAGCTTGTGGAGGAGACAAGAATGCTACACAATCTTTACGTGCGGCAGCAATTGAATCAATTG